AAGTGTCAGCTAAGGTCCAGGTTAGAGACGAGGGGTCAATTGAAGTCAGGGCTTCGTAGTAAATTCTGTCTGTTGTAGCGTTAGAGGGTCCAGTAGAGGCCCTGTTAGCCGCAAGGAACATCCCTGGGCCGAGAGGCAGACTGGTCACCGTTGAGATTGCAGATGAGTTAGTTGAGACTACGCCCTCATTAGGAGTAATCCCAGTTAAAGCGCCAACTCTACCGGCCAAGAAAAAACTATAGTTAAGCGTAGTACTCGCTAGGGGAGTAGCTGCATTATTAGCTATGATTTGGGTTGTTACGTCAGCCATGCTTTTTTTAGTAATCTACCGTAGTTACTGCTTCGATATAAACCATGTCTGTCGTGGCGTTCGAGGTACCTGAGGTTGCTCTTCTAGCCAGCATGAGTAAACCTGCCCCGGTTGGAAGATTATATAAGGTTACCGTTCCACTACTACTACTAAAAGTAGTCCCCTCCAAAGGCGTAATCCCCGTAAGGGATCCAATTCGTCCACCTAAGAAAAAGCTGTAATAAATCTCAGCATTAATTAGATGAACGCCCTGCCCATTAAATAAGACCTGACTAGTAATATATGCGGCCACGTTTATTTAACCGAGTTTTTACACGTTACCTTCGGTAATTGTCGAGGCGTTCAGAGTAACAGGGATGTTAGTAGCGATGCTGCCGCTAACTTGCATGTTACCAGCCCCTGCACCGACGTCAATATCAAAGACAGCAGTGGTACCGTCAGGACGGAGAACGCGTACCCAAGTTGGCGTGCCATTCACATGAAGGGCTGCATTTTGAGTAACTGCATTGAATGTGAGAACGCCGTTACCGACAGTCCCCAATGCACCGGAAGAAGTTACCGTGGCTAATAGCGTTTGGGATGTTACTGCACCTAAAGCAGCAGGTTTAGCGCCATTATAAAAGCGCATAATGGGGTTAGTACCAGCGTCCGAAACGACGGCGGTAGCGCGAGCTGAACGGATACCAGTTGAGTAAGACAGAGCCATATTTATTTCCTGATTGAGTTAATTTAAAAGTCAGTAGTATTTTAATCGATCATACTATACTAATGACGTACCCTTGAGCATCTACCGTAACTGTTTTTACAGTACCTGTAGTATTGGAGAATACATACGTAAAAGCATCCGGGTACGATATGAAGTGTTCTACTCCATTTTTTACGTATGAAACAACTTTACCATCAATATTTTTAACTACATTGTTAAGTGTAACATCTGACAAAGATTGTACCATATTAACTTGAGCTGACGTCAAGTTACTTACTAAATTTAGTCCATCCCAAGTATATTCTGTATAAGGCGGTTGATTCAGAACGTATGTAACGCCAACTTTAGGATTCAGAGTAGTAAAATCAGTTACTGCTACTAGCTGCTTCGGATTATCGACGTTATATTCTAAGATTAAACCATCAAGTACTTTAACTACCCATTCTTGAGTGTCATCCAAGTATACGTTTAAACCTGCTTGGGCATTTAATTTTGCGGCACCTTGAGTGTTTAAAACACCCCCTTGTGGCCCTTCAACGATAGTAGCAGGTAACCCCGTCCATTTATTGGTTATCGTTACAACTGAGTTGGCCAAAGTTATATCGTAGTTCCGGGTAAGTAAACTGAATGCCATACGAACTATTTTAGGTCAAGGAGATCGTAGCTGAGGTAACTGAGACTGCCCTGGCCCCATTACTAAGTCTAGTAAGAGAGGGGCTCACCAATACTTGCCCCGATCCGTTGACTAACGTTATATTTCCAGAGGTAGACGTAGTTGTACTACCTCCTATTTGAGTAACTATATTAGAACTTGTCTGAGTTACAGTCCCAGAGTTAAATGTAGTTACTATACTTGAGGATGACATATTTATGTTTCCCTGCTGAAAAGTAGCACGAATACCTGCAGAATCTAAAATTACGTCCGCCCCATCTTTATGAACAGAATGTATTTTATCCTCATTTATAGTAACTGTATTCTGATCGTTCCAACTTAAAGTTAACTCTTGCGAAGTAGACTTTACTCTGGTAAAAATAGTGCCGTTTGTGATCCAAATTTCTTCTTCTCCATCAAGCTTGATGGTTCTTCTCATCAGTTCTCTAGCACTGCCAGCATTTAAATCCGTGATTTGTTCTTTATAAATTACCGGATCCATTGCAGGGGGAGTCCCTGAGTAAGTTCGGTAGTTACTCTTAACAGCTTCCCCCGCTTTAGTATCCCCAAAATAAAAATGAAGCCTGTAATCTTCGATCTTAGCCTGGGCAAAAGTCTGAGCATACCCTGTATATCTGTACACTCTTCCTGTAAAATTCCTAACTATATCCGAGCTGACTTCAGTAAAATGTTCCCAGTTACGGGAGATAATTCTCACTAAGTTATCTAACTTGGATGTAAATATCTCAGCTCCACGGGAAGACCGAATAAGTACAGATCCTGCTCTAAGTAGTCCTAGTAAAGCTCCGCCTACACTGGAGATTAACCTATCTCCTTCTATCATATCCTTGGGTCTATTTTGATCCCCCCAAGCTACAGAGCCTTCCGGAGAATAATTCCCCGTATCGATTAGTCGATTCCCCGTACTAATTTGTAGGGGCGTGGCACCATCTGCAGTTTGTAGTCTTGGGAAAAATCCTACGATTACAGGATACCCAAGTGCAAAATTAAGCATGACTCTATCCCCAATTGAAGGGGAGATCCTGTCTCCACCCCTGCCTGACCCCCCAACCGGTAATAGCCACTGAACAGAAGGTAGAGTTTGACCTTTCATAGTTCTTACAATGCAAAAGTGTCGGATACCGTCTACTTGCATTACAGTACCCTCTTCGGCAAGAGCGCTTGTAGGTACGGGATTATTATACATAGACTTATTATAATGAAAAAACCCTGCGTATGAAAGCAGGGCTTTTTAAAATTAGAAATTCTTTTAGTTCAAAGAAATAGGTACATATCTATCAAATTCGATAGCAACTGACTCCACGATTACTGGACTAGCCGAGGCAATCTGAAAAGAATAGTTTGAAAGCATGGCGTACTCAAAGTACACAGCCGTCAGGATCTTACCCTCACCCTGCAAGCCGCCACCGCGAGTCTTGAATAACATCATCAGTCCAAATGGCACATTGAAATATTCTGAATCCAAGTTCATCATGATGTCAGGCTGAGGAGCTGCACCTGGCTGAGATGTCATATTGTCACGGCTAGTAGGGCGATATGAGTTTTGAGTCAATGCCGCCAATAGGCTTTTTTGATCACATAGCATACGACCTAAACTCATGGCGGATGCAGTCTTACCCCGCGTGAAGAAAGATCGATTAGAACCGATTTCAAACAGTCTAGCTAAGGCGGGATTAGATTGCACCGAGATTTGATCTGCCATACCGATAGGTACAAGCACTGACGCATCTCCTGCAAGGCCTGTGAATCTAGCGGGGCCTGCATATAACACCGTACTATCAGGTGTTGCAGAGAACTGCGAGAATCGTTCGAGGCCGTCTTCTGCCAAGCCTGAGACGTAGGAACTCTTCCAGTCCCAGGCAGTATTAAAGCCTTGATTATCTGCCTGCGGCAGTCTGTCGTTTATATTGTCAGCCATAGTTGTAGTTTAAAGGAAATTAGTAGATCAAATATAGATTCACGTAATTCATTACGGTGGGTATCAAAACCGGCATTTCTATCACGACCGAATCTCTATTGGTATCATCTTGTTTCAGAGTTTTAATTTGAAATGCAAGCAACGGAGGTCCAATTTTCGGAAGGATTTTACCTCTTAACAAATTACCCCCGGCTAAAATCGTAGCTCTGAGAATTTGTAAGGTATCTGGGGTAATGTTATATCTACCTGGGAACGAGCGCAGAATATCGTGAAAGAAATAAGATACGAAATCGATATTCTTAACTTGCTGAATTTCACGGTACTGCAATACGCTCATATCGGTAGTCAAGGAGTGACGGATATAAGGTATAGTTCCTGCGGACTCCTGTACTAAGAGGCAGGTACCTGCAGCGGCGATGGTACTCAGTTGAGGTCTAGTGAAGTATCTATTTGATCGCTGAAGATCTGCAATACCTGCCAAACCAATATTAGTCAAAGACTGTTGTGCAGGCAGACCACTTACTAGACCTGACATAGCAGCACATAGATAAAAACCTTGAAGATACTTAGTGACACCGTTGATTATTACTCCTACGGTATCTGGCTGAACATGCATGACTCTGCTAGAGGTAAAGGTCTGACTAGCTGCTGCAATTGCAGTTGCTTGCTGGCTCTTGGTCAAAGTTCTTTGAACGAAGAAATTAACAGCAGACAGAGGGATTGGGGAATTGACCCTTACCTGCTGATTACTAATTACTTGCTGAATAGTTAATGCAGTGATGACCTGAGAGGTCGATGTGTGGGAAGCAATTCTCACTACATCCCCTGGAATAACTCCATCACTCACAAACTGAGAATTACTAGAATTAAGGATAAAGTTTGGACCCACTTGCGTAACGGTGTTATTTCCCCCGTTAGCATTAACTAAATTGGGATTAAATTGACCCATAAATCTAGTGTTGGGAATTTCCGTATTCAGTAGAGCTATTCTCCAAGACGCAGCCTCAGGGGTTGACATTTGTTCAACGTGTTGCTGAACTGCCGCAAGGATGTCGATACTTTGAGTTAAAGGTACTATGCAGTACACCCGTTCACTCTCAATTAGATCTAGGGCAGCTAAGTAGCCTGACAGATCGTTACTAGGTACTGTTACCGCTCGAATACGGCCTACCGTATTAGCCAGGGCTAAATTGACAGCTAAAGCTAGGGGATTTTCATCCGTAGCTTCCCCTAGTACACCTATTTGATCAGAGACATTATCTATATCTAAAACTGATTGTCCCAAGTCCAGTCTTAGGGCGCGATATTGAATATGAATACTTCCAGATACCACAGTACCGTAGATAACTCTAGGTAAGGGGTTAATCGTCACCATAGCGTTAGCTGAGACAGAGGAACTATCGAAGTTCACATATGAATTATATATGCGGGGTAGCAGTAAATTGTTATATGATTTTCTAACCGAAAGAGTAAACGTGCTGAACGCACCGGCAGGAAGAATATCAGTAACCGTCATGCCTACAACTGCTGAATTTGATCCTGTCACTGTCAATACAGTAGTGCTAAACACGGTTGAGCCGTAGGTAATAGCTACGCTGTCTCCTGGCTCTACTCTTAGCGTGGAGCTAGCTGAGTTCAGGTTATTAAAGCTAAGTCTACTTATAGTAGCCGCTGAAATCGAAGTGGAAGCATTATCCGCAATAGTAACGCTGGTGCCCGATACTGAAACAACTGAAGTGTTTAAATTAGAAGAAGAGGGTCCGGCCCCCACTACAGTGATATTATCGGCTGGATTTAACTGAGCAGAGTTAGTTACAACTTGTAGGATATTTGACCCAGATACGGCGTTACCAGAGCCTGTGTAGCTAGCCGTAGTAATTACATTAGACCCCACGACTCCGGCAGCGCTCATTACTTTAGTTTCTACTAAAGAAGAGTTGAGATATACCGCAATTGAAGTAGACTCTACTGCCTGACCTACTTTACTACTACCTAGATATACGATCCTAGGCTGAAGATTATTGGTAAGGTTGGCCGGAGAACCGGTTGGCGAACTGAGAGCTGCGGTTAGTGTCAGGCTTGAAACTGAGCCGGGTACGTAACTGACCACGTTATAGCAAGGGCCTATGATACATGCTTCCAGATCAGGGGTAACGTTTGCAACCCCAGCATTAGTTGCTAGCTGTTGGTATACGAGTACGCTTGGGATGATATAAGACATGAATTTGTTATCTTTCGTTAGTTCAGGCTATTCTTCAGCCCGAGGGGTAGCATTCTATATTCCTATTTTAGTTCGTAGGAATAATTCTAGTTATAATTGCCTTCAAAGTAGGCGCATCATTTCTAGCTCTCCACTGTTCTTCTTTTAGCCAAGGAATAGAAATATTACACTGAAATTTAGCCACGCCCGGATCCTCATCCTCCGCAATTGCGATATCAGAAATTGCCATGCCTAAGCCAAATTCTTTCCAGCCCTGAGAATCGCAAAGTATAGGACGAGTCCAAACTATGAAGTGGCTAACCATATCAGTTAATAGCTCACACGTCCCTTTATTCCTGGTTTCTATAGTAATAGTAGCAGTACCTGAATATGTCACCATATGAATGTAGTCTTTTAGACCGAAGGTTTCACTCATGGCTTTACCTTGGGCTAAGTTATCAGTCAAGCCTACTTTATCTATGGCATACGCGCCTCGTGTTACAAGAATTCTAGGTTTTTCTTGTATCGTTAATTTATTAAAATCGTAAGATTCACCTATATCTAGGGTTCTTACTTTTTCATCTGGATCCCAGAATATATTAGTAGCCTTAGTATAGGTTGAGAAATGATATTTCAACGGCTCAATAATCAGAGGAGCTATGGCACCGGAATAGAACTGCATTAAACTTTATACTCCGGTAAATTTGGAAGTGCTTGTTCTTGCGCCCAGCCAGGATCGTTTTCTAAACGAGTATCGAGTAAATTTGTAGGGAATCTCTTTTCTTGGAACCTTGTCTCAAACCTGGTCAGATAGAGTTGATTTGAATTATGGGCCCTGTCTACTAACTTATTTTCTATATCGTCCCTTGCCAACTGAGTTATTGTTAAAACTTGTTTTACTGGCTGAGTTTGTAATTCCGTACAATTTACATCTGTCACTTTATAAACGTTCCAATCCATAGTTCTAATAATAATATCGTCAGATGACATCTCAGGCATGGAAATAGTCCAGGCATTAATTACGTTGGGTTCTGCGCTGCCGTAGTAAGCTTTGCGCTTGTTAGCCGCACTGGGATCATACTGTATATAAACCGGTATAGGGTCAAAATACCCCCCATCGAATGATGTACCGTAACAGACAGGACAGTGATCATCCATTATATGTTCCGCTGTTTTATTCCAGCATCTGGGGCAGCGCATACCGCGAGTTTTTTTCCTAAGAAAGTAAGATTTTGCCCCAGTAAATTTACTCAGCAGCATATACTCCCGTCTTTGAATTTCTATTGCTATTTTCTCAATCTTATCACGACGTCTATACTCCCAGGTAGTAGGGTAGGATCTTACTAATTCAGAACTAAAGGGTAGAATCGCCTCTACTACGTAACGCCCCTCTTTAGCCTTGCGGTAATCCTTGTTTCCATGGTCAGCAAAAAACCTATCGTCTATAGGAGCAGGTGTTAGTCTGGTAAAGGAATCCGCCCCTCCTGAGGCGTAGTAGACATGAAACTTGGCGCCCGCCCAGCTTTCAGGTATGCTCCACTCCAGACTTACCTGTTCGTACCAGTGCGGATACACCGTTACAACTAAATTGGAATTCAAAGTACCCGTAGGAATAGAAAACTCAGCTCCAGTCGAAGAGGCCCTTCTTATAAAATAGTCCTGGCCGATAGCTACGGAAAAAGTCATGGTTATATTTTAAGTTCTACAAAGTTTAAGTAAATTGTAATTTCATGGTATAAGAAATGTACAGACATTTAATCCTTAAATTTAACTAGGTAGCCAATCATGGATGCTAACTGTATCGTTATAGGGGAAGGCTCCCCCGGAGTTTCCGCAACTTTATGTCTGAAGTTGGACCCCTCCGACGCCAGCATCAGTGAAAATAAAACCTGGTACTGGGTCTGTAATTTAATGCTAGACTATAGACTCTATATAAAGAAAGACTGTAAGGAAGGATTGGAGCTTGCAGA